TTGAAAGCACGTTTGAACAAAGTGCTTGGTCTTGAAGATGGTTCTGCTGGAGATAATTATTACTCTACTAAACCTAATGTGCCAGTTACTGCTTCAACAGCAAAACCTGCGCCAGCACCTGCTAAGAAACCTACAGTTGCAGACTCAGTTGATGATGACGATGAAGATTTGAGTTATTTTGAGAAGTTGGCTGAAGATTAATATTTCGTAATCTCCTTTGTGACTTTGGGGAAGCAGTAAAATGCTTCCCCTTTTTTTATGTCACGTTCGAAGTTGCTCCTCTAATAGGATCAACAACAGTACTAAGGCTGTTATAATAATTTGTGACAGCAGAGTTATCAACTGTTGGTCCTGTGACTGTTGTGACAACAGTTGATCCAGCACCACCAGCTGTACTTGCTGGAGTGTCAACTAATATATTTGCTTGTCTGTTAGCACCAACAACAGATGCACTAGCAAAGTCTTCAACAGTTAAACCGACTGATGTTCCTTCAATATCGTAGACAGGTCTTCCAGCAGTATCGATCAATATTGCGCCAGGAAATTTACTCTCAATAAATTTACCCTCCTTCAAACTATAAACCATAGCAACACCACCCGCTTCACCCTCTTTAATTTTAATCCTCTTGCGGGGACCTCGATAATTCATATCATTAGGGTCAAAACCATATTCATCTTCTGTTGCCTCTGTTATATAAGCGGCATTTGCTTCGGCTGTTTGAATCAATTGTGCTATACGATTCGACTCTGCAACGTTATTTGCATATATTCCTTTTTCTACAGAGGTATCAAGTGCGTATTTACCTTTCTTCAAATCGGGAATAAGTCCACGACTAATTTCATCTAATGAGTATGAACCTAAAGCACTAGCGGCTTTATCTAGCTTATCTAAGTTTTCGTCTTTTGCAACTTTCTTGAATTCATCTCTAACCCAATTAATAATATCTTGTGCAATGCGATTCAAATTTGTGCCTTCAGCAGCCGCAGGCCAACTCAATACCTCAGTCGCACTATCGGCTGTAAGTGATGAGAGACTTGGAGCACCTTTACCAACAAGCATTGATATTCTATCAAACTGCGTTTTCATATAAATGAAATCATATGGAGATGAAATCTTAGTAACAGCTTCTGATGACTTAGTTGCATTGAATGCTACTCTCAATAATCCATATGCGATTGTTTTATATGCGTCAGGCACAGCATGATAATCGATTGTCTCATACATAGTCTGAATTGCATTGACATTATTATTTCCTGTTATGTATATTGCGGCATGAAATTTAGGCTCTTTTGGTGGAGGTGAAGAACCGCCACCTCCGCCGTAGCTATCGAATATTAGAAAAGCCGCAACAACAGCCAGCACTGTCCATCCAACAGGACCCATTGCGGCTAATTCAGGTGCGGCCGCAAGGCTACCTTCTGTCAAAGCGGCAGTGCCAGCAACCTCACCCGCAACAACTGGTGCAGTCGAAGCGGCCGCACTACCACCAAACATTTCCAGACCCGTAAGAGCGCCAGGCTGAAGTGGACCCACAAAGGTAGCAGGCGTGAAACCTGCCATTCCAAGTTGTGCGCCACTATAAAAATTGCTGGCTAGAGCCATGGGCGTAGCACCAAACAATGATGTAGACACCGCACCGATTGCTTTGTTGATTGCGAAACTCTTCAGCATACTGCCGCCAATTGCTTCTACATAATCCATCGTTGATGGTTTTTGTGTCGCTCGACCTCGAACGCTACCTGATCTAGACACTCCATTCACTACCATAGCACTACCACTACTAATACTTCCACCGCCACCACCAAAAGCACCACCTAATCCAGTATCGAATGCGAGTCCAGTACCAGATGATGTTCCTTGTCCTGAAATTACTCTGAGGGAACCATCAATGCTTGTGAGTAAATCTGTTTGATCGCCTAGCGCACTTAATTGCTTATCTGTTCCTAGTGCAGTAGATAGTGCTTTTGATGATCCTGGCGTACTTGTTGTTCCGTCTGCATATTTTTTAGCATTTATCGAATCTAACAAAGGACGATATATTTCAGTAGCTGCCGCATTGACAACAAATTCACCATTAGACAACCTAGCAGGTATAGAGTCTGATCTTCCTGTTCCTGGACCTGAAATATAACCGCCATCAGCGGCCAAGAAACTGAATACATCAGGTAGAATATCTGCCGATACTCCATCAAAAAGGGTAGTTGCGGCCGAATCTATAATAGAACTAGATGCCGCACTGCTACCAAAACCAAAAAAATCCATTAGACTGCCGCCAGCTTTATCTAAGATACTTCCGAAATCTAAACCACCTTTACCAAATAATGCCTCGACACCGTAATTCAATCCTTTTTGAATTGCAAAGTTTGCAACCATCTGCATGTATGGATTCTTAATGCCTTTAGTCAAATTATTACCCAACGCAATTTTACCCATATCAAATGCAAAGTTTCCGATTTCTTTCATCGGATCATTAATTGCCTTTCCATCTTTATCATAACTTTGTCCGAATAATTGACCCGGTCTTCTAACAACAAGATTACCATCTTTGTCTCTAACTTCTGTTCCACCACCAGAAGGTTTACCACCAACTTGATCCAACTTTGCAATGACTCTATCAGTATCTACTCTATCTGTACTAGTCTTAGCTTCATTCAATGCTTTATCGTATGCCGCTTGAGCCGCATCAGCTTCAGCTTGACTGCTGGCTTGTTTACTTGCAATATCAAATTCACGCTTTGCGGCTTCTTCTGCTAACTTAGCCTGTTGTTCTAATTGTTTATTTTGTACTTCACCTTGCGCTCTAAGCATTGTATTTTGTTCAGCAATTAACTTAGCACCACCTGCGGCTTGCTGTTGATCTGTTAATCCAAAATATTGCGATCTGCTAGGTCCAGTACCTGGTTTTGATTGTAAAATTTGTTGAAACTGAGAACCACCAGCATTATATCTAAATGTTCCGTTTACGCCGGCAGTTGTTCCATACGGATCAAATCCCATACCATAATTATTCATACCAGGACCAAACATCGGAGTTTGACTTATACGACCTCCGTAGCCCATGCCTGCGGCATTAATATCCGCTTGACTAGCACGTTCACCTGTGTCAGCATACACATGTTGTTTTGTTCTAGGATCAAATATTATAGATTTACTTCTATCGTCTGCGCCCATTAATTTTGCAAATGGTTGTGTCGCTCTTTCGCCTAATGCACTTGCAAAGTATGAGATGCCTTCTGCTGGATTAGCAAAGCCGTACTTAGCGAAAAGAGTCTCTGCACCCAACGCAACACCACTCTTTGCACCGCCAGATGCACCGAATAGTAATTGCTCAAACGCTAACTTTTTATTTCCTGCGGCAAGGTTTCCAAGAACTTGTCCTGTGATGCCTTGGGTTTCTATTGCGTCTAAACCACCTATGCCTTGGAAAATTGCTTTTCCAGCCATTCTAGAACCAACTTCTAGATATCCTTGTGCAAGATTACTAAACAAAGGTGCAAACATTGGTCCATACTGTTTGCCTAAAAGTTTAGTTGTTGCATCAGTAATTATTTTGTCTGTACCGAAAATCTTTTGTAGTTGCTGACCACGATACATATCGTCTTGGCTAGCTTGGCTGAATGATACACCAAAACCTTTAGGGAATAAACCTTTTGTTATTGCTTGTGTGAATGCGGCTGTTGCAGTGCTTCTAAACTGCTGTAAAAACGTTTTGTTTACTTGTGAAATAATGTCGCTGTTCGAACGAAATAACGGCTTGAACGCTTGTGTGTTAAGTGCATTTCCGTAAGAACCAGCCGCACTTTTTAAAAGAGCACCACTCGTTGGATTGATACCTTGTGCTTTTGCAATCTTTGCATTTTGTTCAAATGCTTTTTTGTCGTGAACGGATACTGGCTTATCGTCTTTAATTTGGGTTCCGCCACCACCAACACTAAGGCTTCTAGACTTAGATGCGACTGCGACTAATGCCGCACCTTCTGGCGTTGATGCAAGTCCTTTATAGAAGTCTTCAACAGGAGACACACCGCCGGCATCTAATTGATTTCCTGCACGATAGCCTGCGACTTTAAATTCCTTTTTAAATGCGCCAACGCTTGGTGCGTTAGGCACAACAGGTGTATTGCCTGTACTAGGTACTGTATTTTTATTTCCCGTTGATGCTACTGGTCCACCACCAATTTTATTAGACATAATTGCATAGACTTCAGCTAACGTGCGAGGTCTAGGAGGAACATCTTTTGTGTAGAATATTGATTGATTGGCTTTTGCTTGTTCTGGACCAACAAAACTAATTGCTAATGCATCAGGGTTTTGTTGATACGCTTGTAAGAATCTAATTGCGCCGCTGTCGGTTGCGCCCAAGCCTAAAAAGTGGGCCATGTAAAGATCGGCTTGCGTAGGATCACGCCCTAGACTTTTTCTTAATCCTAATGCGTTTTGTTCTGTAAAGAATTCTGCAACTTTTTTTGCTTTAGCTGGATCAAATCTATTTTTCTCATCTGCATAATCGGCTCTTGATATCAACCCTCTGGCAGCCATCTTTTCAACTGTGCCACTCCATGTGCCTTTTGTGAATTGATATAGTCCAGATGCAGTTTGACCGGGCAGAGGATTTCTAGCATTAGGATCATTACTCGATTCTGCTCTTGCTAAATTATCAAGATAATTACTTTCGGTAACTACTTTTGCTGTGCCGTCTTTATTTGCGACACTCGGCTTCATCATCTTTATCTGTTCGTCTACTTTTCTTTTTTCAGCCTGTATCTGTTGATATTTGGATGACTGGCCAGCGCCTGTTGCTGATCGCTTATATTCTTTTTCGGCTGCGGCTTGAAGTGCCGCTTGACGTTTAACTAAATTATCATAGTCAGATTTAGTTTGTGCGGGCGTGGGCGCTGGTTTAGTATCAGCCATTGCGCTATTGACTGCCATACCACCTAAGACGGCGGCAGTTGCAATACGGCCTTGTGGCGTCATTGCTAATGCACGAACTACACCAACTATGAGTTTTCTTAAAACAAATCCACCCGCAACCCCGCCGATGAAACTTCCATCATCATCACCGCCACCACCTCCAGCACCGCCTCTACCACCTCTACCACCACCAAGTCTTTCAACAGCATTTAAAAGTTTTTCGTCACGTAATGTTTGTTCATTTGCAATCTCTTCTGCAAACAAATCTTTTCTTTTTGTTTCGTTGATTTGGGCTAAAAGAAGTTTAGACTGATTAACAACATTTTTATTTAATTGTTTTAGTTGTCTGACTTGTTCAAGACTAATAACGTTACCTTGTGATTGACTAGCAACCATTGCAACGCTTGCACCGAAACCACCCATTGCAGGAGATGATGAACTAGTAGGAGAAGATTTTCCACCAGCTGTTACTCTTGGCGCATTAGCACGATTTTTTAATTCTTTTCCAAATGCGTAAGCACCAGTAATACCTGGAGCCTCACTCATCATTGCGCCTTTTAGCCCGCCAACGAATCCTTTACCCGCACCACTAATTGCATCTTTTGCGATGCTACCGAGTGCGCTTGCGTATCCTATTGTTGCCATATATTAATTATCCTCTGTCGAATACAGAGTCTGGATCGGCTTCTGCAAATCGTGCTGATTTTCCTGTTGCGGGTTTTGATGATGCACCAAAGCTAGACGTTGATGCTCCAAGGCTTGGACTGCTACCAAAGCTACTTGATGCTCCGAATCCGCCCGCTGAAGGCGAACCATATGTTGTTGTGACGCTTTGTCCAACGGGTTGCATTCCGCCATTGTTTGCTCCTGCTAGTTTTTCTTGTGTACGACCAAATGCGGCAATACCAATAATAGCACCCATAGACAAATGAAACAATCCTGCACCTTGTAGTGTAATTGGTTGCCAAGCAGTCACTGGTTGTTTTAGTGACGCTTGTAATATAGACCAGAGAATAGGAAAGAGGATGAAGTCGGTCACACAAGTTATCATGTAAATCCAACCCATCATTGGGCGCCATTTGGCGTTCATCCAATCTTCTTTTTTCTTGTCGCTATCACTCAGTTTTTCGTATTCTTTTTGCGTAGCCATTTATCTTCGTCCTCTTTGTTGTGCTTGTAATTTTTGCTGTTCATTTACACTCTCAATATGTTGAGATAATAACATTATATACAATTCACGTTCAAAGGGTATCATATTCTCTAACGTTTCCAAGTCATATTTATGATGTTGCATTAGAGAAAAGTTTGTTTGATAGTAGGTAGCTAGGCTTTCACCTCCTATCAGAAGCCGAAAAAACTTTGCAGACCTTCCATAGTAATCTCATCTCTACATCCGCATTTCTGACACTTCCACTCTACTTTGTGTTTCAACTTAGGCATCAACTCAAAGAACTTTGTCAGTTTCAAGTATTGATCTTGATTCAAGTTTTCAATGAACTCTAACAACTCTTTCTTTGTGTAATCTTCTTTCTTGAATACATTTTCTTTATCAAAGATGTACTCAATGCTGTTGATGATTGCATCTGTCGCAAGATCCATTTGATGCTTGTCTTCAATATTCGAACCAGCATCTATCGCCATATTGACGTTAGGATATTTTAATTTAATACCAATGCCAGTTTCTTCGTCAAGAAGAATCTTATCTGTGTGGTTTTCTGTTTTTATAACTTCAATTTCCAACAAGTTTAATTTTCCATCAGTAATGCCGTCACACTCTTGAACGTCAGAATTGTATCCAGTTGGATGACGCAATTTCAAATCAATTGTTTCTCCAATTGACTTTGCTCTCAATCTCATAAAGAAATATTCTAAGTCGAATGTTGGAATTTTGCTTGTGTCGATTTCATCAATAGCACAGTTATTGACAATTTGTTTAATTGCTGTCAATACTGATTTTTGATCCTGTGATTCCATAGCAAGTAAAAGAATTTTTTGTTCTTTCACTAAGAATGGTCTGTATTTGATACTTGCACCTGTTGATGGTAAAGTCAATTCAAATATTGGGTTATTAATTTTTGGTAAAGCCATAGTATTTCTCCGGTAGTTATATTAAAAAATGATTATGAAAACGTGTGATGCCTATATGCAAGTGTAACGCCAAATCGTTGATAGGTGTTAGTTTCTTCCCAAGTTGCATTCATAGGAGTAAGTGCAATTGGATAAACATCTGTACATTGATATGTTAAAATTGTTTTTCCAGTATCGTCAAGTTGAGACACAAAAAGCGTATTGCCTAGCGCATAGTCGCTGTAATATGCAACTGTTCCAGCATCTGGTGAACCCCAAGGTTTTATGATATAGTCCATCCACTTCTCAAAGAACTTTCGCTCTTTCATATCAGTAGCACATATTATAGACAATTGAATGTCATTGTACGTTATATCGTAGCCAAGTTTAATTGTTGGACCAGACCCTATGTCTTCTGAGGTCGCAACTGTTCTTCCTGGCAATTCGGCTCTTTCGCATCTAAATTCAAAAGTTTGTGCGATGGTAGATTGATTTGGCTTATCTGCTCTGACACTACCGCCTTGAGTAAAACTTGGGGTTTGTAAAGACACTAAAAAATTGTTTGGTCTAGCAATAGCACCTAATTTAGAACGTAAATTCGATATTGCATATCCAGATGCGGTACCGGAAAGGTTGTATGTTGCCATATTATGTTCTTCCTATCTTTTTGCGTGACTCTTCCCAAACACGTCCTGTGTCTGCTTTTCTGAAAGACTCTGTTGGTAGAAAAATAGCAATATCCCATTCGTTTACTTGCACTTCTAAGAATTGTGAACGAACTTGACTTCTTAGATATTTCTTTAGCATCGGTTTAAAGTATCTGTACTTAGATGCGGATTGTAGAATAGAATATGAAATTTTAACTTTTGTTGTGTCATCATATTTTTTGTTTGTCAATGTAGAATATAATGCATTCATTAATTTAGCACGTAGCACTGGAGGTAAATAGTGAAAGTTAATTCCTAAAAATCCATCAGAGTCCATTCTAACTGGAAAGATTAATGGAAAGGTATCGTAGTATGGCAAATCATTTTTTGTTTTTGGATCGTATTTGAATGCATACATGTATCCAAATTCCATTGACGAAACTTTTCTTGCCTCATCGGTTCTTTTCTCAAAGACTGATGGACTTATGTTTGACATTAATTTGCCAGCCGCAGACCTGTACCAATCCCTTGCCGCAACTGTTCTTGCAGGAATGATGCCTTGTCGTGCGCCTTGAATGAGTATGTTATCGAATATCATACTTCTATTTATCTCAAATCTTTGTCGGTTATGATTTTAAATTCCCAATTTCTTTCAATTGAGTACTTTGTTGCCGCTTCCCACTTTGCTTGATTGACACCCCATGTCATTACTTCATTGATAAATCGTCTAGTTGGTTTACCATTGGGTGTGTTTTTTCTGACAGGTGGTCGAGTCTGTATGTCTGGCTTGACTTCAATCAGTACAGATTTTATCTCTCCGTTTCTGTCTTTGTATTTCATCCAGAAATCAACAAAATATCTATGATATCGATTGTCAACAGGAGACACATAAGGCACGACAACTTCTTCGGAAGACCATTCGAGTATAGATGGAGTCTCATCACAATACACCATGAATCTTCTCTCCAACAAACTACGATACACAATATTTGTTGGGTTGCCTTTGTACTTTTGATAGTTTTTAGGCTTAAATTTACCTTTGTATGACATAAATAGAATAATGATTAGTTTAAGGAAACAGCAATGACAATATCAATAGGTCCGTTTGAAACGAATAGAAGTGCGGCGTCATATCCTGTCGGTAGCGGCACAACATTAATTTTCGGAGCAGATTATGGGCATTCAGGATTTGTCACACCAATGGCAAGATTTCAATTCTTTGATCCATTAGGAACGACAGCAAGAGGTCCAATCGTATTTATACGCATGGGTGGATCGTTTCAGAGTGCGCTATCTAATGGATTTCAAGAAACGCAGTCAATTTTTGGTCAACCAAGTTCAGATGGAACGGTTTCTGGTGCCCTTGGTGCCGCAGCCAAAGGCGGACTCGATGCGCTATATAAACAAGTAGCAGGGGCTGCTGGTAGTGCCGCTGGTTTTCTTGGTTCTGCTGGTTTGTCAGGAAAAGCGCAATACGAATTCATGACACGAAGAGTGCTAAACACATTTCAACAATTAGTTTATCAAGGTCCAACTTTCAGAAGATTCACGTTACCATTTACGATGAAGCCGACAAGTATGCAAGAAGCTGAAAAAATGATACAGATCATAAAATCATTTAGAATTGCCGCATCACCAAAAGGCGCAGGCGATAATATAACACTTAAAGTCAAAGGCGCAGACGATACGGTAACAAATCGAGCACCCGAAACTGCGGCGCCAGACCCAAATGCGCCACCAGACCCGAATGCAGGAACGTTTACTCAAACAGAAATTAACGATTTATTCAGTAATGGTAACACCGGAGCAGTATCACTGGATGTAGGCGCAAGAACATCAGTAAGTAACTTTAGTTTTGGATATCCAGACATGTGCAGATTCGAAATCGTTTTGCAAAAAGGCGCATTCGGAGGTGGAACTACTGATACGTTTTTAACTCAAGTTTTCTCTAGTGAGTATTGTGTCATAGAGAATGTGCAGGTCGATTATGGTGGACAAAACAAAATGGTATTTTTTAGTCCTGAAGGTGCTACTGGTGGTAAGTATTATCCATCAGAAGTTACATTAAGCCTTAGCTTGAAAGAAACATCATTGCCAACAGACGGCGCAGTATTTACAGATCATAACAACGCATCAAGAACAATTTTCTAATATGAGCATATTCACATACTACCCAAAAATTGCGTACAAAGTCGATGACTACAATTTCTTAAAAGCAATTGATATTAATGTAGTCACTAAGATAAAAGATTTTCTCACGCAATATAGAGGAATTTCATATACACCTTATGTGGTTTCTGATGGAGAGAGTCCAGACTTCATTTCGTATAAATTCTATGAAGATCCAGGATATGATTGGATTATTATGTTGACTAACAACGTGCATAGCATATATGATGACTGGCCAAGAAACTCTGAGACATTTAAAGAATATATTATAAACAAATACGGCAGTCTACAGAACGCAATGTCAACGACAAAGCATTACTATGACGCAGACAGAAATATAATTGATGCGATAGAATACTCAAATTTAACAACGGACAGTAGAAGTCTAGAGACAGTCTATGAGTATGAATTGCAATTAAACGTAAACAAATCAAGAATTAAAATTTTAAATAGAAGCGCAATTAATTCAGTTGAATCTGGATTGAGATCGATTCTAAGTAAGCCGATTATATAATATATGGCAACTTCACAATATTACAATTTACCTAATCCGTTTGGAAGAACTTCGGATGATATAGGGTTTGAAACCGCAGATTTAACACTGAATACGAAAGATACTGTCCGTAGCAACATTGGCGGAACTTTCATTATCAACGAAATTTCAATCATAACAAGACAAGGATTAAAAATTTCATTGCTTGAAGCATTTGAAAGTTTAGACATTGATGAGAATGTGTTTTCATCATCGGTAATTGGCACAGTCATACTAACTGACGTTGGTGGCGGTGTTGAAAAGTTTCAGCTACAAGGCGGCGAACGACTTGTCATCAAACTATCTAAGCCGATCACAAATGAGATATTGCTCTGGCGTGAAGATTTCATCGTCAATAAGATTGGCGCACACACAACCAATATGGAAACTGTTGGTGCAAGATATGCACTGTATTTTTCATCTAGAAGTTTTGTAAACTCGATGAAGAAGAATCTGTTTAAGAGTTATAAGAACACATCACTTGCAGATGCAGTCAAATCTATGTTTGGTGAAATGTCAAAAAATGATTTGATGATTGAAGATCCAAAAATAACTTTGACAACACCATTCATATCAACAGGACTAATGCCGCACAAAGCAATTGAAGCAATGGCACAAAGAGCATGTTCTAAGTCTAAATTTTATTTATTCTTTGAGAGATTTTTTCCAATTGTCGGTACGTATGCAGATGGCAAAGCATTTGCGTCAACACACTTTTTCGGAAGCTACGACAAACTAGTTGAAGATTCAACTAGCTACGGTGTACACAACATATTCTTTGATCCGAATCAAGATGCTAAAATCGAACCGAATTACATTCGTGCGGCTAGATTGACAAAGAAAGATAACTTCAATCATTTGGAGTTAATGCTGTTCGGGCATTACAATACAACGATAACTTCTCTCGATCCAATCAAAAGAAATCACACAGTAAACAGTGTCGGATATTCAAAAGAAAGCAATTCAACTAAAGATTTTTATCCGAATAAATTACTAGACAAGAATAACATTTTCAGCACATACAATAACAATGAGAATGAGATTCAAGGAAGAAAATTAATCTTTTCATCCCCATATTTGAATGATACGATTCAACGCAGTAATTGGCTAGAGACTAACATTTTTGGTAGTTTATCTAAAAACATGTTTAAGATAGAGATTGACATTCAAGGCGCAACAAACAATATTGGCGCAGGGCATGTTGTGAATTTTATAACACCGAGTGGATTAGAAAAGAAATTGATTCCTGGCAAATCAAACATCATAGCAGATGAGTATCACTCTGGCAGATATTTCGTATTTGGCGTTAAGCACAGTATCACACTGTCAACTTATATTAAAAAACTAGAGTTGTCTAGAGGTTCATTGCCTATGGATTTTAATAAAAATAATTTGACAGAAAAAGATTTGTCAGAGTTACAATACCTATAAGAGAGTTACTTCAAATGACTTTAAAACTTAAATTTTCAGAGTACGTAGACTTAAAAGACTACAAAGCGACTCAGCTTATAGAGAAGCAAATACTCTATAACAATGGCGCAAAGTATGGACAGATTGTGTTCCTTGCTGGTGGTGCTGGTTCGGGCAAAGGATTTGCCGTTCAGCATTTTATGCAAGGGTCTGAATTTAAAATACGTGACGTTGACGAATTGAAAATTGCATTTCAAAAGTTAGATGCGCTTGGTAAATTTACGACTCAAGACTTGCTTGATAAGTACGGCGACAAAATTTCTGAGAAAGATAAAGACCTTATTCAAAGAGAATTGACTGACAAGAATTTAAAGATGGGTCAATTGAATTTGAAAACTCCAACGCATGTTTACATTCTACACGTTCTCATCCGTGCGACTGACGTAAAAAACAAGACGTTAGACTTGATGCTTGCTGGCGCTGAAAAAGGGCAATTGCCAAATCTTATTTTTGACAGCACATTCAAAGAAGTTGAAGACATGACAGATGTTCTACCAAAACTGTTTGCCGCTGGATATGAGCCAAAGAACATTCACGTATCGTGGGTTCTGACTAATTATCAGATTGCAATCAAGAATAACAAATCAAGGGCAAGAGTTGTGCCAGAAGATATTTTGCTTGCGACTCACGCAGGTGCGGCACAGACTGTATATAACTTAGTAACAAAAGCTATGCCGCCAACTGTTCAAGGTGGGATTTATGTCATTCTAAATAATCCAGAGAATACAATTTTCATTGTTGATCCGCAAACAGGTAAAGCATACAAAGATAAAAAAGGCAATCCTGTTATCAAAGACTTCAAGTATTTGGTACTTAAGGAACCAGGAAAACCTGCTAAGAAAGAACTTGATGTGAAAAAACAATTACTCACTTGGATTAAAGACAATGTTCCTCCAGGCGCAGTAGACACATCAGAGTTAGACAAGCTATGAAAAAATTTAAAGAATTTATACAAGGCACCACACTTTCAACTGAAGAGTGGGAAGAAGAAGTTTACGGTCCAGAATTAATTGAGACACTTAAACAAGTAGACGGCAAGTGGGCGTTAGTTTCTAAAAAGACTGGCAAGCCGTTGCGCTATTACAAAGGCGAAGGTAAGCCATCAGACAAATGGGTTGCAGACCAAGAGAGACAAATTCAATATTTTAAGCATGTAGGATAATTGATGAAAAATTTTATTGGGCAAGATGGATTTGTTTGGTGGATTGGAATTGTTGAAGATATCAACGATCCATTGACGCTAGGCAGATGCAAAGTGAGATGCTTTGGATATCATCCAGCAAAGTCAACCAATCTAGTTCCGACTGAAGACTTGCCTTGGTCGCTAACTATTCACCCCCTAAATACTCCAAACCTATACGGAACACCGAAAGCTGGAGATTGGGTTTTTGGTTTCTTTTTAGATTCTATGTCTGCACAAGAGCCTGCGATTCTTGGATACTTACCTGCGATACCAGAAGCTGCCGCAGAGTATTTCGGTACTGCACCAAGCATGACTAGAAATTTTGCAACTGTTACTGAAAAGAATTCGGTTGTGTGGAATACAAATGATGATAAGATTACACTTTCAACGAACACTAATTTTAGACTTCATGGAAATACAGAGTTAAGATTTTCTGATGGGTTGAACAATACTACCCTGAATGAATTGATATTAAGAATAAAGGCACTAGAAGATAAGAACATATTGCAAGACGCTGAAATTGCTGTTGCAAAGACTCTTCCGGTACCTGCGGCTTAATAAGGTTAATATCATAGGCTACACAGTAGTGTAACACTATGTCAAGTAAATGTCAACATCTATAAGGAAATAATTATGACAAATCACGAAAACTTAGTAAATTTATTTGAATCATATCTTGCAGAGAATGCAAAGTTTGATGAAAAGGGAAACAAAGCCGCTGGCACTAGAGCAAGAAAGGCATTAGCAGAGTTTACCAAAGCCGCAAAAGAACGAAGAAAAGAAATTCAAGAGTCTAAAACGGCAGAACAAACAACATAAATAAAAGAAAAAAATGGCAGAAATCGCATTCTTCAAAGACTTATCTTTAGACTTCACTCCCCATCCGGTGAGTGGAGATATTCGTCCTATCATAAATGAAACGGCAATTAAAAGGTCGGTGATGAATTTAATCAGAACGAAGAAAGGCACACGCCCGTTCAACCCTGAGTATGGATGCGATATCAGCAATTATTTGTTTAGCTACGAACCTGGATTTACCGAGTACAACTTACAAAAAGAAATAACTGACGCAATCAATAAGTACGAACCTAGAGTTTCTGTTAATGAAGTTGATATTAAATTTGAAGAAAATGGAATTGTATTGAACATACAGTATATTATAAAAAACATCAATAGAGCCGGTTCTATATCAACATCGTTAACGAGGGCGGCATAAAATGGCCATAGACAATAATTTAAGAGTAGACGAACTTAATTTTCAAGGTATCAAAGATAACTTCAAAAGATACTTGCAGGCACAGGATCAATTCAGAGATTACAACTTTGATGGTTCTGGCATGTCCGTTCTTTTGGATATGTTAGCTTATAACACATACTACAATTCGTTCTATCTAAACATGGTAGCATCTGAGGCATTTCTGGCAACAGCACAAAAAAGAAATTCGGTTGTAAACTTAGCCAATTCTTTGAATTATCTTCCAAGATCAACATCGTCAGCATCTATCACAGGAACAATAACACTCACGGTTGCGAATGCTCCATCTATTGTTACTATTCCAGAATACACAGAATTTAATGGCACGATTGATGGAGTTTCATATAAATTCCTAAACGTCAATTCGAAAACTATATCCTCGAACGCTGGCGTATTTTCTGATACTATCACACTCAAAGAAGGCACACTCATCACAACACGATATACTGTTGTGTCTAGTGATGCGGATCAAAGATTTTTAATTCCAAATTCAAGAGTTGACACCACAACATTAAATGTAACAGTCTTAAACTCTGCTGTGGATAGTACAACAAGAACATTCACACCATCAGAAAATCTAGTTGAACTTGATTCGTCATCTTTGGTGTACTTTTTACAAGAATCTGAAGATGGACTGTATGAGTTAAAATTTGGCGATGGTACTTTTGGTACAGCGTTGAGTAACGGAAACATTCTAGTCATTCGATATCTAGTGTCTAATGGCGCACTCGCAAATGACATTAACGCACTGACATATTCAGACACAATCACAAACGTTACGGCCGCAACTTTTACCGCAACCAGTCCAGCAACTGGTGGCTCGGCTAGAGAGACTGTTGCACAAATTAAATTTAATGCGCCAAAATCTTATGAAGCACAAAATCGTGCAGTGACAGCCGAAGATTATAGAGCATTGTTATTGGCACAGCCAACAGTAGACTCTGTTGTTGTGTGGGGTGGTGAAGACAATGATCCACCTACATATGGAAAAGTTTTTGTTGCAATTAAACCAACTACGGGTTCGGTTCTGACTGCGACAGAAAAACAAAACTTAATTAGTTCAGTAATTAACCCTAAGAAAATTTTGACAGTACAAACTGAGATTGTTGATCCAGAATTTCTGTATGTCACGATATCAAGTGTGGTAAACTATGATGCAAAGAAAACGTCACTCTCAGAGGATACTATTTCTAATTTAGTTTTAGACGTTATAAAAAATTACAATGATGCAGAAATCAATACGTTTGGTACATATTTTAGATATTCTAAACTGTCAAGATTGATTGACGTTGCGGAACGTTCTATTCTAAGTAACGTATTGACTGCACAAATGAGAAAAGAAGTTGCGGTTCAATTGGGTGTTTCAACACGATATGAAATTAATTTTTCTAATGCAATCGACAATGCTACAAACAATAGACCATCGACACATCCTTATGGCGTGGGCAATAAAATAACATCAAACTCATTTACAATTGGTGGGTTTTCAGACTGCTTTTTAGAAGACAACAACGGCATAATTCGTATTTACAGAACATTAGGCGTAGAAAACATTGCCGTATCTATTAACGCAGGAACCATTAACTATACGACAGGTAAAGTTATACTAACAAACTTTGCGCCAACTGCATTCAATGATGGCGGCACAACATTAAAGTTAACTGCATTTCCACAAAACAAAGACATTCTTCCTCTGAGAGGTCAAATCATTTCAATTCGTGACGAAGATATTTCAGTCAGTGTAATTGATGACAATTCGATCAGCTTAGTATACAGATAAAAAATAAATGTCAGATTCTAAATTCAAGCCATCATTTGGCATAGACACAATACTTTCGGGCGACATGGCCGCTGAGTCCGATAAGTTTTTGTTGTTTATGAAAGCATACTATGAATGGATGCAAACTACCAAAGTAGAGATAACAAGTACAACTGGAACATTCGTTCGAGGTGAAACTATTATTTCTGCCTCTGGCGCAACTGCAATCGTCAAAGAAGTTGTTGCTGGTGAATTGATTGTGCAGGTTGATACTAGAGCGCCATTTAACTTGTCTGAAATTATAACTGGACAAACATCAGGCGCAACCGCAATCGTAAGCGTTGTTCGAGATAACGTTGTACGTAAAACAGGAAAAATATTAGACTATCGTAACATCGAAACGTCTATTGACAATTATATTGGATACTTGAAAGATGAGTTATTTCCTAGTATTCCAATCACATTCAATGGTGATAAAAGAACGATTGCTTTAAAGTTCAAAGAATTCTTTCAATCGAAGAGTAACGAAGACTCTTACCGATTTCTCTTTAAACTATTGTATAACGATAGCATCGAGTTTTATTATCCAGGCGAAGACATTCTACGTGTGTCTGATGGTAATTTCGAAAAGACACAAATCATTCGAACACAAGCAAAAGCGACTGGTATAAATGCTTTAGGCAATTCATTTGACAGAGATATATTTTTATTTCTAAACAAAACTATTCGTGGAAAAACTTCAGGCTTTCTTGCTAACGTAGTTGACATTAAAAAATTCTTTATTGGATCAATCGAAGTTGCTGAGATGACTTTGAAACTTGTCAGCGGTGCATTCATTGCGGGCGAAAGCGTTGAAGATATCACTGACACAAACTTAGTCACAACAGTATATGGTATCCTGTCTGGCATCACTATTGTCGATGGTGGATCGGGATATGCAGATGGCGATCTCATTACAATTACTGGCAATGGTTCGGAAGCGCAAGCTAGAGTTTCTTCAATTAAAGAATCGCCAATTAGTGCGTTGTCTATCAATACAGTCGGACATGGATATCAATTAAACACGACTGCGACAATCAACAACTCCGGAACTGGTGGTTCTGGACTCATCATACAAGTTACTGAATTAGCAAACACATACACAGTAACTTCTGGTGCGAACACATATAATCTTGGTGAAATCTCTAAAGTCTCTATTATCAATAGAGGCGAAAATTATTTCAAAAAGCCTGGAATCACATTACAAGATACAGCAGTCGCATCTTTAGGATTACTGTCTGACAAGTTAATTACTATTAGCAATGCTGGTTCTAATTATGGCGTTGGAAATACTCTTATCTTTACTGGCGGTGCTGGTGCAAATGCAGCCGGACAAATTGCTTCTGTTGTTGAGACAACAACATTTGACTTTTTGTTTGAAGACGGCTTTCAGATGAAGGCTGATGGTAGTTACGATGACATTATTAAGAATGAAGATTGGTTAGTAAAAGGTCCAATCAAACGCATCGAGTTAACTAATTTTGGTACTGGCTATACTTCTGCGAATTTACCAACAATTACAATCACCACAACAACTGGTTCTAGCGCAAATTTAATTGCAACAAATATTCAAGGCAATAGTGCAAACGTCACTGTTGACACATCTAACAATATCACAGGTATTGGTTCGATTCGTGCAGTTCAAATTACAAATTTTGGTATCAACTACAGCACAGCAAATGCAATCGCAAATACAGTCGGTGATGGCAATGCAAATCTGACAGCAACTATTTCAGGACTTGGAATTAAAGATGGTGTTTGGGTGGGCGATGATGGTAAGATTGATTATAAAATTATTCAAGACTCATATTACTATCAAGACTACTCTTATGTTATCAAGAGTGGTTTAGCATTTGAAACATATTCGGATACACTGAAATCTATTATTCACCCTGCTGGTTTAATATATTTTGGTGAAATTCAGATTCTCAATGATATGACTGTTTCTTCAAGTTTACTTGATAATCTTGAGAGAATGATCGTTCGAATATTCAGTGAATTCTCTGTTGGCGGACAGTACGCCGATTCGTTTATATCAATGACGTTGACTGTTGAAAGTCCGCTTATTACTGTAAACACTGACTTGAACGTTCAGGAATACACAATAAGATTGTTGACAGAGAATGCCGCAGACGCATCAATTGAAAACAGGACATTCGTTGTACAGGTTCCGCTAGAATCGGATGCGGGTATACTTCCAATACCGATGGCTACGATAAAACGACTTACATCGGGTGCGAATGAAATCAAGGCATATGGTGTCACATATGAAGATATCCCTCTATTCTCTACTGGCGTATTGGGTGATGATTGGATCAATACCCCGATTTCAACATTAGAGAACGTTGCCTTTAGTGATCCATACTATGAAACTCCAGCGTATCAATCTGTATATTCGATAATAGATAAATTTCCTAATGTCGAAAATCTCGGAATATCTCTTTTAAATCAAGAATACTCTGTCAAAATTTCTTCATTAGGATTCATGTCATATACGACAGAATCTGTAATTACAACATCTTCAACATCGATAGATACTGTATACTTAGAAAATGTTATCGATAATTCATCATCGGTAGCTAATACATCTTATGTGTCATACGTTCCAATATCTGGTACAGTTTCTTCCGCAGTGCAAGATTATTCTACATATACTCTTGCCGCATTTGAAAACGTTGCTATTAACGCAATTGATAGCGTTGTGATTAGTGCGACTGCACCGGTTGTGGTTGGTGTGGGAACTAATTTTGTGGCAGATTTCAATGGCGGTGACATATTTGTTGCCAACAATGAATATTTCATAATTCAAGCAGTGTTTGG